CTACGGTTAGCGGGATTAGCTCTTCTGTATCTACGGTTAGTGGCGTTAGTTCGGATGTTACGACTGTTGCTTCCAACATTGGTTCTGTGACCACGGTTGCGACCAATATTGCGAAGGTTATTACGGTTGCCAACGATTTGGCTGAAGCGATTAGCGAAGTTGAGACTGTTGCTGATGATTTAAATGAGGCGGTCAGTGAGATTGAGGTTGTTGCTGGTGCGATAACTAATGTTGATTTGGTTGGCGGCTCTATATCGTCTGTTAATACTTTGGCTGCGATTAACACTGCTGTTAGTGACGTTGGCGCCATTTCGGCCAATGTGACGACTGTTGCTGGCATTTCTGCTAATGTAAGCACGGTTGCTGGCATATCTTCGAATGTAACTACGGTTGCTGGTATTAACGCTGAAGTGACTAATTTAAGTGGTATTTCGGGAAATATTACTTCTGTATCTGGCATTGCGTCTGACGTAACTGCGGTTTCTGGGATTAACGCAGACGTGTCTACTGTTAGTGGTATATCGGCTAATGTTACGACTGTTTCTGGCATATCCCCTGATGTGACCACGGTTGCCGGAATAAGTGGCGATGTAACTTCAGTTTCTGGTATATCGGCTAATGTGACAACGGTTGCTGGCATTTCATCTAATGTGACAACGGTTGCGGGTGATACTGCCAATATTGGGACTGTAGCGACAGATTTGGGTGGTTCTGACAATATAGGAACCGTTGCTGGATCGATTGCTAATGTGAATAGTGTTGGTGGTTCTATAGCTAATGTTAACACTGTGGCGACAAATCTTACGTCAGTAAACAGTTTTGCCAACTTATATAGGACTGGTTCTTCTGACCCAACGACTGGTCTCGACGAGGGCGACTTATTCTACAACAGCGCCAGTAATACACTAAAGATATATACTGGTTCGTCCTGGGAGGCTGGCGTCACTGCTGGCTCTGGCTTCTTAGCGCAATCGTCTAACCTCTCAGACCTAGATAACGCTTCTACTGCCCGTACCAATTTAGGGCTTGGGACGGCTGCTACTACAGCGGCAAGCGACTACGCAACTGTGGCGGCGGTAGACGCCAAAGCAACAAAAGGTTTTGCGATAGCTGCGGCAATCGTATTTGGATGAGGACAAATAAATGACCGTAGTAAACTTAATTAACGTATCAACAATCACACCAGTTATGGCGGCGGGTGCGGTGACAGCAAGCCGAGTTTCGATTGTAGATGTAGCTGCCGATAAGGTTGCCAAGATAAACTCGCTTATCATTGCTAATATTGACGGTACGAACGCCGCAGATGTGACGGTTGAAGTCAGTACGGATGATGGTGTGACTTACGTTCCGATTGCAAAGGATGTGTCCGTTCCTTCGGATGAAAGTTTGGTTGTCGTAAGTAAGGACAGCGGTTTTTACTTAGACGAGACAGACATCTTAGCGGTAACGGCCTCCGCAGCCAGTGATCTTACATACTTGGTCAGCTACGAATTGATGACAGATTAATTCTGGCTATGAAAGGATAATGAATTGAAAACTATTGTAGAAACGTCAACCGGGTTGAGCAAGTATTTACTTGATGATGACGTTGTTATCACCAGCACTGCCGACGATATTACAGTAGGAAGCCCGCCTACTAATATTATTTGTGACCTAAACATTAATACCGTCACTATTACTGAAAGTATTAGTAATGCTCCGTCCGATTGGATTGGAAACAAGTACACATTTAACGGCACGGCGTGGACGCTAAATCCAAATTGGGTTGAACCCGAAATCGTCGATAATCCTGATGATGGATTGGAGTGATTGCTATGAAGTTTATAGGGAAAAATAAAAACGATAAAAGCGGCTTTAAGGCTGTAGCATCTGGAACATTAAGCACTGGTGACACGATTGTTCTAAATTCTGATGGAACCGTTAGTGCTGTTGGTGTCCTTACTACCCCTCAAAGCTCAGGGGCAGTGGAACTTTTTGAGTCAGGCCAAATAGATTACCCCGCTGTCGCATATGACTCATACAACGACAGAGTGGTCGTTGCTTATCGAGATTATGGTCGTGGGAGCGATGGCGTAGCGGTTGTGGGTACAGTCACAGGTTCTTCCATCTCGTTTGGTAGCGAAACTGTTTTTGAAACGGGGCAAACTGCTTATATTGACTGTGAATTTGATAGCTTTAACAACAAGGTTCTTATTACCTTTCAAGATTACAGCAATTCCTCCAAGACTAAGGCCAGAGTGGGGACAGTCGATGCTACTAACAACACAATAAGTTTTGGTGCGGAAGCGGTTATTATTGATGCTACGTCGTTTCAACACACAATATCCTTCGATACAGCTAACAAATGTTTTCTATTTGTTGGCCGTGATTCTAATGCTTCAACTGCTCCGTATTACAAACTTCAGGCCAGGGTTCTCACCATTAGCGGAACTACCGTGTCTGCGGGTACGGCTGTTGGCATGGGGTATTCAAACAGTACATATTCCACTATGGATTCTTGTTTTGATAGTAATTCCAACAGGGTAGTAGTTGCGGCTCGGAACGTGTCTGCTAGCGGCAGAGGCACAGTATGGGTAGGTCAAATAACTGGTACTGACGTTGCTTTTGGTGACACCGGCCTCCAATTTGAACTTGGCAGCACATATGACATCTCAATGGCCTTTGACAGCAACTCGAACAAAGTCGTGATTGCCTACAGAGATGGTGGCGATAGTAATTATGGTAAGGCTATCGTGGGAACAGTTGACCCCAGCAATAACACCATAAGTTTTGGAACTATTAGAACTTTTGCGAGTAAAAGCGTTTCAAAGATGACGATAACTTTTGATAGCAGTACAAACAAAATGGTCATTGGTTATTCTGATCTTTCGACTAACCCGAGCTACTCTGGTAAATTCTGCGTAGCGAATGTCAGTGGCAATGACATTACCTTTGAAGCTGAACAAGCTTTTACTAAAAATCAGAATGTTTATTATAATGTTTCTACATTTGACAGCACTTCAAACCAAATTGTTTTTGCCTATACGTATGCTGCTGTCAGTGGGGAAGCATTTTTATTCAAAAATACTATCACATCTACAAATCTTGAAAGTGATAACTTTATAGGCACAGTTTCAGACGGGTATGCTTCTGGTCAAACTGCAACTATAAATGTTTCTGGTTTTATCGATGATAGTCAGTCTGGCCTTACCTTGGGGCAAAGTTACTATGCTCACGGTGATGGAACTCTTAGCACAACTTCTTCAGACCCTTATGTGTTTGTAGGTACTGCGGTATCAGATACTGAACTTCGCATTGGTGGACCGCCTCCATTGTCTGATAAAATTGTAGATGAAGACAATATGATTTCCAATAGTGAAACCCTTGTTCCATCACAACAATCTGTAAAAGCATACGTCGATTCAAATGGGTTGAGCCTAGCCCAAGTCCACGCCGCAGCCTTGCTGTTCTAATATAAGGAACTTTAAAATGCCTAATACGTTCACTGCCCCTTTTGGGCAAACTCCAAAAACCGTAACTCAAATCTTGACGTATGCTGGAACCAGTACAAACGACACCCCGACTAACTCAAAGCTGATTGTTACGGCGGGAGAAAATGGGGCGCTAGTTACGAGCGTGTCGATCATTCCAAGGGTAACCACTAGCGCAGGCCGCATTAATTTGTTTGTTTCTGATAATAGCGGAACTACTAAGCGTCTGTTTACAAGCGTTGAAATGCCAGCTCAAACGGTCAACACTACAACAGTGACTGAAAAAACTGTATTTGCAGACATCACTGAAGCTACGCCAATTCGACTTCAAGCGGGAGCGCAAATTTATGTAAACAGTTCTATAGCACTCGCAGATGGTATTGTTTGCACCGCTCAGTCGACGGACTTCTAAATGGGGTATCTAGGAAAATTAAAGCCTACAGTTGGTGGCGGATTAGGTGGTATTCCGGTGCGCCCCTCAGCGGGTGGTGGCGGTGCGGTCATTGAGGGTGAAGCTGTTTTAACTAGCAAGCCTATATTGCAGCATCTTTATGCACATCATTATCAAGGTAGTAGCAGCACCGGTACAGACACTTATTTCTTCGATTCAAAATCTATCGTAGACGTTAGAAATTGTATATTCGATATTCACCTAAGCAGTTATTTTACTGGACAAAATGCACACAGAGTAATCTTCCCTGTTATTGACCAGCAATTATCGCTTGGCTTCAAAGCTGTTACTTCAAGTTACAAGGCTTCTGTTAAGTTAAAAAGCGCCAACACCATTAGAGTGGCTACTAATTATCCATGCCGATTTTGGATTACTGTTACAGAGTATGACGCAAAACCTTTGAACGCCTCTTTGATTTTGAACTCTGATTATACTTCTGGTAAAATTGGAAACCTACCGTTCGAAGTTGCAAACATTAAGAACTGCTATGTTGGTGCTTTCGCATATGATGGTGGGTGGTCTTTTCACGGCAGTGGTTCGGGTAAGTTTCAAACCCATGGGTTTACCGATCCTACCAATAACGCTGTCGGAACCATGCCAAAAGCAGCTTACACTCGGGGTGGTGGTCAAGACGGGGAGCTTTATATTCCTAACGCAACCACTTTTGAAACCAGTCACACCATGGACGCATACAGTGCCTTCACTATCAACGAGTGGGAAAACTAAAATGTTACAAATCAATTTAGTTACAAAAGAAGTTACAAGAACCCCTCTGCCGCAAAACCTAAAAGGTTTATTGCAAGAAAGTCTTGAAGATTTATCGTGGGCTGACGCAGAGCTGGGTGTAGAAAATCTTGGCTTTTGGACAGAGATTGCAGAGGGTCCATCTCCTGATCCAATACAAAAGTATTCGGGCAATGAAACATACAGAATAGATGAAGAGAATAAGTGCATTTACGTTACGAAAGAGATCATTTCTCAATCCACTGATGAAATTTCTATGTTTGAATTTGAACAAAGAATGATACGAAATAGTTTGCTGGCTGACACAGATTTTCATGCGCTTTCAGATGTAACTATGACTTCGGAAATGGCATCTTACCGTCAGGCGCTGCGGGATCTTCCGAGCCATGCCAACTGGCCCAATTTAGATGAAGCCGATTGGCCTACTAAACCCTAATGTCGATTAATACGGTAAACAGAAAGACTGATAAATGGACAAACG